ATTTCTCTCTTTCTGTTATGGGACTATCCTATATTATAGAATAGTCCCTGTCAAGTGTTAATTTACACTTTGTTGCATTTGTTGTCTTGCAATAGCGATTTTCTGTTCTCTTGTTAAGACTTCTTTATCTTCCAAAAGACTAGCCAGATTTTCTGGGCTATAAATAGAAAGTGCCATTGAACTACTTTCATTCAACATTGTTTCATTTAAAACAACTCCAACTTTATCTGCAAGTGCTTTTGCTTGGTCAAATGTTCTGTAAGATTTCAAACCTAATCTCAAAGTTTTCATCTTGCCCTCAACATAAGAATACATTTGTTGATGCTCTTTGATTACATTGTCAGCACTAGCAACATACATCTTAAAAAAGTTTAGAGTATTCTCATCAACTTTAAAATGTCTTGAATGACAATAAGATGTTCCGATTACCCAAAGTTTAAAATCTTCTTCCCACTTGGAAACTGGTTTTTGTACAGATTTATCTTCGTTAGATGAATTGCTAAAACCCAAATAAGTATTTACTGCACTCTCATCATTGTAATACTTTGGATTTCTTTTTGAGTAATCATTCTCAATAGACAATTTAAAATCTGGGTTTAAACCTTTTGATTTTAATTCATCACGATAATATGCTCTTGCAAAGTTTTTGCCCATATCAAATCTGACATGAACTTCATCTTGCGAGATATACTCTTTACCCTCATCATCAACTTTAGTTATTGGTCTTTGAACATAGAAACAGTTGTCGTGGTATAACTCCCCACCACTAGAAGAATATTTTTGTATCATTCTTCTAATTGTATCAACATCTTCCTGTGGTTGATGAAACCTTACAACTTTTTCAATCTGCTCTTTTGCTTTTTCTCTAATCAAGTCGTACTGTTCTTTTGCTTGTACCAATTTATCTTTTACTTTATCTTCGTAAAAAGATTGAAACTGGTCAGCTACCACTTTTCGCTTGTCTGCGTTAAGTGTTATCTTTTTTGTAGTCATATTTTCCTTTCGTGTTAATTAATTATAAATACCACTTGACAATAGGATAGTCAAGGATTATATTGTATTTCTATGAAGCCTCATTATACCTTTATCGCTTCTAAAAACTATAAAGGTGGGACAACTTCTGGTTGTGTTTGCTTTGTACCACAACTCACGCACAGCTAGAACTGATCCCTGGTCTCTGGACTTCCGGCCGGCTAAAAGCTTCGAAGGGTCGTCACCCAGGGACCTGGGATCAGTGATTACAGGCGTAGCAATAAGCAGAAGCTGTAATTGAGAATGCTACGTTGCGCGACTGGTCCGGCTGGGATGGGCCACGCATTGTGCGTGGACCCTGAAGCTGCAAGCCACAAGCAACAAGCACTTGACAAGAAAGGATTAAAGGATTATATAGGAGAGATGGATACTAAAACAGCATTAAAGATTATAGGCGGCAGCCTGAGCAAGCCTTCAAAGATGCCTGGCTGGTCGATAGGTTTACCTGCCAAGGAATGCAAGACCGGCGGCAAGCTGCAAGCGGTGAAGGGCTCAGTGTGTTATGACTGCTACGCTCTAAAAGGTTGTTATGTTTTTAAGGTTGTTCAGGATGCACAGTACAGGAGACTGGCAGCCATCAAGGACCCAAGCTGGGTCCAGGCAATGGCTCATTTAATTAATTCAAAAAAGCCGGATGTATTCCGGTGGCATGACTCAGGAGATGTCCAGGATCTGGACCACCTTCAAAAGATTTATGAGGTATGCAGGTTGACACCGTCTAAGCGTCACTGGTTACCGACTCGAGAAGCTTGGATCAAAGATCACCTGACAGACAAGCCAGACAATTTAGTCATACGATTTAGTGCGCCCATGGTAGACCAGCGGGCGCCTCAGTCGTGGCCCAACTCTTCGGAGGTGGTGAGCTCAGGTGCCAGCTGTCCAGCTGCAAAACAAAACAATGAATGTAGAGACTGCCGGGCATGTTGGGACGCCTCAATTAAAACAATTTCATATGGTAAACATTGATATGTGGCATCATCCAAAGTATTATAAAGAATTACGTAAGCGTAATAAAT